TCTTTAGAGAATTCTCCACTTCTTCTCCTAATTTACTTGTGGCTTCTACAATGTTTTTTAATTTCATAACACTGTAATTAGCCTTAGAAGAGGTGCCAATTGGCTTAACGTTTTTGGTAGCTTGTTTAATTCCTGTTGTTCCTCCGGGTCTACCTGCTTCTACTTTAGGACCGCCGATTAAGGGCTGATAAAAACCTTTGTCTTTCAAATCAACAAATGATGTTTGAGACTGGACAGACTCATCTGGAGTTGGAAGCACTCCAGTTTCAATAGCCTTAAGCCCCTCTTCTGGAGTGAGAACACCAAGTTCAATAAGACGAGTATAAATTCTATTAAGATTTTGATCTGTCTTGAGATCCATATCCTCAAAGAAAGGAGTAGGAAATACTTTAAACCCAATTTCTTTAGAAATTCTTTTAACTTCAGGAAGCAAAAAGTCAGTTACGAAAGCTTGTCTGGCTTGTAGTAGTTTTTGACCCAATAGAGAAATCTTTGCGCTAGTATTTGCAAATTTTTCGTTTCCTATTAGGATATTATTTAATCCAATATTGATATCCTTATCAATTACTTCATACTTTTTAGGATCAAGAATGTCAGCAATTTGAGGAATAACGAATTCTGCTTTTGTTGTGTAATCTGCAATCAAAACTCTACCAATCGATTGATTAGCAAAGAGATTTTGCATTGTCTTTAAGTTCTCTTGATTAACACCGCCTTTATCAGGTTCAGCACCCATTGTTACAAGTAAGATTACCTGCTGGATTGTTCTTGTAAGAGCCATGTCCATACGGCGCATTTCAATTTTTGCGCTAATATCTTCAAGAACTGGGAAGCCCATTGGCACAGCAAAAGGTTCATAATCTTGTTTCTTGTAGAATACAGCGTAGAATTTCTTAGTATCTAAATGCAATAGAACTGCTGTAGCTTTTCCTTTTAAAACTTGCTCTTTTACCAAAGGATCAAGAGAGTCTAATATTTCTTTGTCTTCTTCTGTTCTTGGATTTCTAATTTGCTCAAGTTCGTAATCAGTTAATACTTTATAGTACTGTCCTCTATTAAAAGAAAGATTACCATTCACCTGAACATCCGCTGGATTAATAATTATATACCTAGCAGGTAAAGAAATTTTTGCCGCTAAAGCTTCAGAACCGAAAACTTGGCTAATTTTAGTTACATCTTCTTCTCTTATAGCAGCATCGTATCTATAAATGAAAACATTACCAGAACGGTAGTATTCTCTAAAGAATTTATCTTGAAGGGCTGTAATATTTATCTTATTGAATAAAGCTTGGAAGAAATCTCTTGCACTTTTATTGCCACCTTTAAGATGTATATTGCCGCAAGACAATTCTGACATTAGGTCAATAGTATTTCTGAAAAGACCGAAATTATAATAGGCTTTTTGGCACAAAATTACTGTGTCTCTTACATCAATATTAGACTTATTGTAATTATACCCAGTGGCATAATTAAATGGCACCATTCCATCATCGATATTTCGAAAACGATCTGTTCTCTCAATAGTTGATGCGGCATTTCTACGGCTTCTCGTCTCGGTAACTCTGCTCGCTACACCGCCATGAGCAGGAGTAGAGCCTTCTACCATCATTGGAGCGAAAGAAGATTCCTCAATTTTTTCTTTTTTAACCTTTGCCATAAGCCTAATAATTAATTACACATTTTAAATTAAAATTGGTGTAAATCCCGCAGCTACTATTTTATTTTCAGTAGTCATAATGTCATTATAGCATTTGGAACCCCATTTCGCTAACATTAAAGCAGTGTAATTATCTTTTCTTGCTCTATTAGGAGAATTAGAACGTTTTAAGTGTTGAGGTAAATCAAAATTAACAGACCCACGGCTTGTAGTAGTAAACTCTACGAGTGAGCATTGCTTTTTGGTATTATAAACCAATAAATCTTGATGCTCTATAAGATCTAACTTGTTCCAATCTTTGATATCTTCTATAAAGATAAGATCTTCAGGTATTCTCTTGTTTATTTCTTCATTAAAGAAAGATTCGTTGGCTACAGTTTTAGATGCGAACCAAATTTTCTTATAGTCAATAGCTGCTTGCAGATTTTCATTACCTCTTCTAATAAATGTAGTTGTAAATACCTGAGTTACTGCTATTTGTTTATTTTCTAAGTTGTATTGGCTCTTGGCTTTCTGAACCATCTTTGTATATTCAATACCCTCAAGATCAGAATCAAAATCAATAAACTTTATCTTCTCAGATTCCGAGTTTACATACTGAGATTCATTATAAGTGTTAAAGAAAATATCAGCACCAGCATTATCGCAAATGATATAAACAATATTGAAGCTCGTCATCAAGTAATGGAAGTATTTAATATGGCTGTTTAAACTTCCAAGACCTGCGTATGCGTGGACGAGAACATCGTTCTTATTTTCTCGGTCTATTTCTAAAATTGCCATTGCAAAATAGTCAGCATTTGGACTGTCGCTCATGTTAGGGTCCATTGCTAAGATATATTGCTTGCCAGAATCTCCTCTAATTTGAGAATGCGGTCTTTCTTCAAACTTAAGAGTACATTCTTCCATCTTCTTCATGCTGAAATAAGAATCACTGCCGTCAGTAAACTGAGCGCAGTATTCTCTCAAGAAAGAAGCGTGAGAAGATCCACCGTTTTGAGCTTCTTCTGTAATAGAAGAATCAATCATCTCTGGTGGCAAAGCTTCGTAACTTAATTGAGATACAAAATAAGTTGCACTTGTTGGTTCTTTAGAATAAATATTGTCGCACCACTCTTTATAAGTTTTATAAAGATTTTCAAAAGTATAAGAAGCAGAGGAAAGAGCAATCATCTTGGAAGTGTTCTTAAATTCCATGCGGTCAGCTTCTGTCATTGCTCCTTGGCGAATCAATTCATCTTCTTGTTCACGAATACTAATACGCTCTTTAATGTCTTGAGGGACAATCAAGAATGGCATCAATACATTTTTAATAATATCTTCTGGCAACAATAAAAATTCGTCTAATACAAGAACATTAGCACGGAAACCACGAATCTTTTCACCGCTTAGAGGAATAGCTTTGATAGAGCCTTCATTTATTGACCAATCATATTCGTCATTGCGTTTTGATTTTGCGCCGAATGCTTGCATCAACAAATCTGCGCCTTTAGATTCAGTAATCTTTTCTATTGAATTAAAAATGCTTCTTGCTGTTCTGAATGTAGGACCAGCAATTAGGATTTTGCTCTTAGGTTCAAAGATGCATTGCAAAAAACAGAATACCGCAGCAGAGAAAGACTTGGATGCACCGCGACCCCACACGTTCATGCAGAAATTACGGTTCAACATTCCTTTAATTATAATCTCTTGATACGGCCATAATTTTATACCAGAAATTAGCTCTGTAGTTATGCCTATATTTGAACGCAAAAATTTAGCCAAAGTTATTTTGGCTTCTTTGTCTTCAAGAGTATCTTTTAGTTTAGAATATTCGTCATTTAAGTTAGGAATTATTCTATTATACTTTTCTGGGGTATACCACATATTATAGCATCTTTAGATCGTAGCAAAGTTGTAGATCATATTTAAAAAAGTTCTCGTCAGTTGAGAACATCTTCTCAATAATTCTAACAGATTCCTTGCGTCCCTTTGCAAATAGGAATTGAACGTGTGGATATTTTTGTATTAGCTCTCTAACGTTGTGAAAAATGAATTCAGGATTTACCTTCGTTGCTTTCTTATACACATGAGGTAAATAGTTAAATGAGAGTGTATTGTTCAAGCTTTCTTCAACGATAATAACCATGTTAGCTTTCGCTTCGCTGGCTTTTTCTATCTCTCGACAGAATCTTTCATACCCAGCACTCAAAGTTCCTATAAAATCAGAGATAGACTTTCTCTCAAAGTAAAGTTTGCCATCATAACTTGGGTGACTGAATCCATAATCACCAAATTTAAGAGTGCGAACTTCAGAAGCCATGTTAAAGATAAACGGTTTCTGCTCGCGGGTATCGATATAAATTATTGAGTCTTTAGTTTGTAGTTTAGAAAGATTATCTAAGCTCTTTGGATATACATATTTATTTTTAAATCCAATTTCTTCAGCGAGCTTATAGTAGTCGCCAAAAATTTCTTGCAAATAAATAACACTTGGACTTAAAACACTTCTTAACTCAACTTGAGAAGGAGTATATTCTAGATTCTTCTTTTCTTTGCGTTTAATTAAGAAGTTTTTGCAATACTCTTGCTGCTTTTCTAGAGATTGAGTTTTGAGCCAGTTTTTAAGATTATTTTTATTATTAAAGTCAGTAGAGAAATACTGTTCTTTATTTTTATAGTTAATAATAGAATTATCGAAGAGATCGTAGCGGGGCAAGTGCTGTTGATAATATTCAATTACTCTTAATTTATGAGCTTTGAGATGGCGATTAAAATCTACATCAGCATCATAAACTTTTTGACATATTTTACAGGTCTCAGCCATTTAACACCTCGTCTTCTGAAATTCCCAAGATGCGACATTTGATTTCATCCATTGTAGAAAGCCTGTCGATCTCATTTTTAACCATTGCTTTTCTTCTTTCAGCAAGCTTCAGTAGTTGAGCGCGGGACTCTTCTTCTTTCCACATCTGAACAAGATTAAGAATGCTTGCATTCTCTTTTATTTGCTTGCTAAGACGATCACTGCGCTTTACTTTAAGGTCATTGAGAAGCTTTTGCTGACGAATAGTAGATTGGTTGTACTCGTCTCTTGCTCCACTGATAGCTTCAATAAGACCCATTGGAATTTTTCCGCCGCCATCTACTTCTGCATCAATCTGATTTTGCAAAGTTTGGATTGTTTCTTGAATATTGGCTGAGATTACTACTTCAGTAGCCAACACAATATATTGATCTACTTCTTCTTGAGTAAGATCTGGCTTATCAAATGTATAACGGACAAAAGAGCTTTCGAATAGTTCACGATCAATATTAGAATTATAACTATTTATCTGATGAAGGAAACGGTAAGTGTGCATGTAGCCAATAATAGCATTAATAGCAGACTTCTGACGCGAAGTTACTTTGTCTTTATCAATACCTTCATGAACATATTTATTTATGCGAAACAACATCCGCTCAAATGTCTTTGGCGGCATATATTCAGAATCAGTAAGGCTCTCTACTTCTCTTTGAGATACTGGACCTGCTTGAATTACTTTTGGATCAAGAGTTTTAATGAACTCAATAACAGTACGAGTCTCTTGACTGAGACTAGTAAGGTTTTGGTTATTAAAAATACTTTTAGTAATCTCAAGTGCGCCCATCGAACCAGCATTATTAGCAATAAATTCTCTCTGGTCTGGAGATAATTCGATCTTGTCTTTTGCTAAGTATTCGTATGAGGCTCTTGCTTTAATTTGTCTTGTTGACAAGAACTCTTTGACCTTCTTACCGTGCCAACTTCTACCGTCTGCGCCATCAACGTTAGGAAAAGCAACCCTGACAAGTTCAAGCAAAGAAGGAGGATTAGTAGGACGATTGTTCCACTCATTTAAAATTGCCAATCTTTGTTGATCATTAAGTTCTTGAGGCTGATTTCCGTTTTCAGACATAAATTTCTACTTCTCCATTTACAATGCACTTCTTAGCTTTAACAATAATAGAACGCTTAAGATTCTTTATCTGCTTATAACCGGGGGAGCGATTTTTTTCAGTAGTCTTAAATCCTAATACCTTTGCCACTTCTTCTTCTCTTTGATTTCTTAAGCAAAGCATCTCGTAAACAACCCACTCTGCTGGCTTTAATACTTTCTTTAGTGCTGATGATAAACTCTGCGTACTTCTCAAGAGATCGAAACCTTCATTTGTCATGTCATGAACTTCTTTAATGTGATTTTCAAGAGGAAGAGTTACTTTTGTATTGAAAGCGTCTTTTTTATTATTCTCCCAATGAGCATACAAGGGGCATTTCTTACACTGCTCACCATATATTGAACAAGAGTCATCCCATTCTGCCGCCGCACACTTCAAACAAGGTCTAGCATAATTGCCATAGTTGTTTCTTATAATGTTCTTTATTTGATTAGAGATGATAATGTTTAACCAAGGGGCAAGAGGCTTTTTCGGATCATATAGAGTCCATTTTTTGTAAATATGAATTCTAAGTATCTGCTCAACGTCCTCGAAATCAATCCAAGACAGTGCAGCAAGATTCCATTTATTCTTGCGTTTACGAATTTCTTCGTCTATTATAGCAATGTTCTTTTCAAATGATTCTTTTTGGACTTTATGAGCCATTTTATTTTTGCCTTAATGTACCGGCTTCTTGTTTAAATATTTTCATCATCTCTTTGGCAGATATAGCTTGAGTAATTCTTTCTGTGCCTTTAACAAATTGATCTGGAACAGTGCCAGCAATCTTAGAGAGAGATTCTTTTCTTGGTGCATCAAATTCAATATCAACATCTAGTCCGCCCTTTAACTCAGGAATAGAAGTGGCTTCTTGACCATCTTCACTTTCGTCATCATCCTCCTCATCGTACTCCTCTTGAGCGCGAACTTTATTTACTTTTGCTTTTTTATCTTCTTTCTTTTCTACGATAACACCGTAGAATGCAGTACCACAAGCAGAGCAGAACTTTGGTTTTGCTTGTGTGTATAAATTAGGATTTCCACATTGGGAGCAGTAAACTTTTTGCATAATTCATTAATTTATTATAGTTTAATAACAGTAAAAAGTAAGTGTAATTGTAATAGAATGAAGTATTCGTTTAAAAATCATGAGAAAGTTGAGTATTTCATCAATTGGGTTAAACCGCCCAAAGGGTGCTATGGCATATGCGACTCTCCAGAGATGGAAAACCCAAAGATTAAAATTGACCCAACTCTAACCAAGCAAAAAACGATCAACATTCTAATACATGAAGTATTACACGCATTCTTCTGGCAAGAATCAGAAACAAAAGTGACTAAATGTGCGAATACTTTATCAAGACTTATTCATCAAAGGATGAAACAAAAGTTTAATGAATAATTGACTTGTATTTAGTAATCTTATCAACAATAAAGCGGGTAATGCCGCTTCTCATAATATCTTCTGGCCCAAGTTTAAAGTATTGAATACCATTATCACGACTATCTTGATCTTGGAAGATATCACAAAACTCTTTAAATCCAGATCTCTTGCCCAAGTCATTTTGCATGATAGTATCGCCGCAAATAAATAGTTTACTGAATTTACCCATGCGAGTAGCAGCAGTAACGAGAGAATCGAACATCATGTTCTGACCCTCATCAAGAATTACAGAATTAACGTTAAAAGTATAACCACGAAGGAGCGAAACAGGATAGGTTTTAATCCTTTCTTGCTTATTTAGTAATTCGATACTGGACTTATTTAGTAATTCTTCCAGCTTATCAAATAGTGGTACATTATAAAAGAAAGTCTTTTCATCTAAGTCGCCAGTTAAGAAACCAGTTTGACCATCTGTGCTTTGAATGAGAGATCGGATATATACAATATCAGAAATCTTTTTGGCTTTTAATAATTCTAACGAGCAATAAACGCTCAATAGCGTCTTAGCTGTGCCGGGAAGCCCATCTAGAATAATAATATTAGTAGTCTTATCTAAAGCTGCTTGTATAATCTCTTCTTGTTTTGGGGTCCATTTTAATTTACGAATCTCGAAATCATCTTTTACCTTGTCTTTTTGAGCAACATGTGGGGAATTATCTTTTTTTGACATTTTAATTGGCCTTATTATTTTAATTACATGTATTATATAGAATGAAGAATAAATTAAATGTTACAGTTGTAAACCCTAAGACTTGCAGAAAGAAGATTTGCTGTGAGGGCTGTGAACTGTCATATAGTAAACAAGATTATTTATTATTCTTCACTGTGCGTAAGCTTGTTTATTTTAATATGCTTGCAGAAGACGGTAAACAAATAAAGATTTGCGATTCGTGTTTAGTATCTCTCGCGTCCATGACTTGTGCGAAATATGATTTACCATATATTAGTATTATAATTAAAGGAGAGGAAAATACAAAACAAATAAATATAGAATACAGCAAAGACCCCGAATTTGAGCAAGAGTTAATTAAAGTATTTAAGAAGATTAAGTAATTCGTCTCGCTTTTCGGGAGCCATATCTTCTGGCGGCGAGTTTTGTATTATATATTCCAGCATCTTAATGGCGGAATGATAATTGTTTCTATTTTTTAATGAGTTGCCTTCATAGGATACTATCTTGACATTGCCTTTTATGTATCCTTTATTTGGGTCTACTCTATCTAATGATGCTGATCTCCTGTGATCGATGCCTGATTTGTATAGGATTTCGTGGCCTAAAATGGGGCAGGTATTATTTTTAATGTTTATTAAATCCCCCAGCGTAAGGTTGAATTCCAGATTTTTCTTTTTTGAACGCTTTTTTGCTTTGCTTAAGATGACTTTTTTGAGATAGACTATCTCACCGCCATCTGTATTTCCCATCTTTTCTTTAATTTTATTGTATTCTTGGGAGTAACAACAAGTATTGCACTTGCTTTTTACTCTATTAAACTCTGTATCTTCTTTGTCAGCCCCGCAGACAGAACATTTGATTAACATTAGATATATCTACACAAGCTATATCTAAAAAAGGTATTTTTTAGGGGAGGCTCCGGGGATTTTTTGACCCTGCAAAGTTTCTAGGTCTTCCTTTTGGTCTTATTTTTTGAGAAATAGGGGAGTCTTACATAAAGATAGTAATTATTTAGTAATGTGTTTAAAGGGAGAGAGAATAGACTTCTTTTAATGGATATCATTAATAAAAGAAAAGAATTATTAATTTAAGGATAGAATGATAGAGGTATATATTAACAAGAGGTATATTAATAGAAGAAGGGCAGAATGATTTTTAGACCCCCCCGCTGCCGTATTTGAGAAACGTCGGGCATTATTTCGAAAAATGGGGGGATTGTCAAGGCGCAATCTGAACAAAAAAAATCCCCTCTTTCGAAGGGGATTTGATTTGACTTTCGTTTTCCTTAGTCGGCCAGATTGGCAACGTCTTCGACAGGGAAGGTGAGGAATTTCGGCGGAGTTTTTGCCTTCTTGTAAAGTGCAATTGTCTCCAATTCTTCGGCGGTCGCTGGCCTACCGTCCACGACATATCCCAGAGACTTCACCGCAGAGGAAGGAAGCGCAGCGACGTATTCACGGCCAGTCACCGGGTGTTTGACCAGTCCGGGCTTCACCCACACAAACCACGGCTTGTCACCGGGTGCATCTTCATGGCGGTTCCCATAACTATCCGGGCCCGCAAGCGTGACAACGAATCGGTGATTCTTCATCACGCGACCAAGGAGAGGGTTGAGCGGAAGACCAGAACGGCCTCCGGTTTTCATGGAATGTTCTCCTTTGAGGAGAACGGTGACAATGGAACCAGCGCGGATTTTGTTTAGATCGATCACAAGGAAAGACTAGTCTAGTTTTGAATGAGAGTCTCCAAGAATCTCAAAGAATCTCAAAGAATCTTTGAGTACTCAATCCAAAGGCTAGCAAGTTTCATGCCAAGTCACACTTGGCACACTTCTTGCTCCCAGCAGGTTCTATGCCAAGTCCGTGCAAAGCATAGTTTTCCGATTTGGGGTCTCCATTTCCGAAAACTATCGTTTCCGATAGGTTGGCACGTTTCCTGCTCTGGCATGGTTCCTGCTCCCAGCATAGGCTGTGCCAAGTGCCCGTTAACGTAGAAAATTAAAGTAGATTCATTTCTTGTATATATATATCAGTATGTTAAATTGTCATAGTCAGTTTGGTTCTTATATAAATACAACGTCACTATATAAATACAACATCATGATCAATATAAATACAATTAAGGCTGGTCACATTGCCACTATTCTACTACAAGGCGAATATGAATTAAAGACTGGTGGCCGTAGTGGCATACCCTTAAATATATACAAAGGCCGTGTCACTAGGGACTTTCGTTTTACTATATCGCTTGCGGGAGAAGATACTTATAATAATATATTCCCTGACGCTGTTGGTAAACCCACTTGGTTTGAGTTTATCAAAGACGGCGTAGTGAGAAACAAGAAAACCGGCCAATTGTATTTGGCTGGCATTCCTCATAACAATCCCAAAAACAAATTCGATTTGTTTGTTGATGGCCGTCCTATTACTGAAGAAGAGTACAACGCTATTCAACAATATCGTAGTGATAGTGATAAACCCAAGTTTCTCACTATGTCTATTGATAACGTGGTAAACGTAGAAGGCTAATATATAAACAGTGGGGCGCGAATACTATAAACGCGCAATTAATAACAACCTCTTATCCTAATACAATATGACCGAATCGACCGAATCAATAGCCTTAATGGAATTAGTACATATACAATTAGCTCTTAAAGCTAGAATCATTCATTGTGATAAACAAATAGCCGATTGTAAAGAACTTGATATTGATCCCGATATTTGGATTAGTACGAAAGCCAATATAAATAGTGGCCTCCTCAAGTTAGAAGCTAAATACAATAAGGGCGAGCTATGATAATACTATTGCTAATCCTACTGATAGTAGGAATGACTAGATAAGGCCCTTAATGACAAACCCTCTGTAGTAATACAGGGGGTTTCTTGTTTATAAATAGTTGTTTATAAATAAGCGATAGTTTTCGGTTTTGGGCTCCCCAAAAGTAAAAACTATGAAATTAGTGATAAATCACTATTCGTTATTCATATTTGATTGTTATTTGCAGAACATTTGATTAATATTTGACACAAAAAAACCCCACTGTTTATCACAGTAGGGCTATTGTATTTGTTTAGTGTTTAATTGATAAAACCGTCAGGATTGATTTCGCGATACTCAGTAGAAAAACGAGTGGCTCGCTTCACCATCACGATGACGCCGAGGTGTTCTGTCCCCTCTGCCGGTTGATTCTCAGCGTCCGGTTCAAAGGGGAGCCAAGCCGAGAAACGGAATCCCTTTTTCTTAAGGGCGGTTTCGGATTTGCTCTGGGCTTCAGTGGTTTGGTACATAGTGATTTTTTGTTGTTTCTTACCGTCGCGCAGATTGTGATCGATTTTTCATTTCAAATCAAGGGGAAAAATGATTTGTCACAAGAATTTTATAAAGGCACTTGGCATGGTTCCTGCTTCGGCATAGTTCTCGGATCTGGACTCCCCAAAACCAAAAACTATAAAAAAACCCCGTTATACTAATATAACGAGGTTGTGTTATTTGCTGACTATTTGACAATATTAGTCATTATGATCCGCCCATGTAGGGTCTTCATTTATATATCTATTGCGCCTAGTGTGACAGCTATCACAAACAGCACTCCGAGCATTGTGTGACATAAGAGTGGCGCAGGTAGCACAACGGAACCGCTGACGGCCTTGCGCGTCAATGGCGGGGCAACCGCCAGCCTCATGGCCGCAACAAGGGTAGTCCTCGCACCTGCCGCTGCTGACGATAGCATCGGCACGGGGCACTCCGGTGAAGCAAGCCTTGCACTTGCCTTCGGACTTGCGAGCGTAGGACTTGCTGGTGAGGCTCGCGCATTGGACGCAAGCGGTGCAGTAGACCTGATAGGATTTCCGATAGTATGCCATATGGTTTTTTATAGTTCTAACCGTCGCGCAGATTGTCATTCACTTTTCATCTGAAATCAAGGGGGAAAGTGAAATGTCATCAGAATTTGACAATTGCTTTTGGCATGGTTCCTGCTTGGGACCATAGTTTTCCATTTCGGGCACCCCAGAAGCCAAAACTATGAAATAGTGATAAATTAGTGATATATCATAGATATGTTATTTGGCTCTTATTTGCATAACATTTGAATAACAAAAAACCCGCCGTATTGCTACAGCGGGTCTCTTGTGGTATTACTATTTATGGTTCATTTATGTATTGATTCCATTTGTCAATAGCGTTGGTGAGAATGTACTCATCTATCTCGGTGATAGAATCAGCATCAAACGCTGATTTGTCGTAAGCAACCATGCAAACAAATTGAAATGAAATATTATCATCATCAATCTCAGAATCAAAGAGAACCTCTACAGGAATATCACTACCAAACAAATTGATTTTAAAATTGCAGACATTGATAAACGTGTTCTTTAGAGAACCATTGATAATAGGGGTGAGGTGCATAGTAATATTACCAACGGCTCAAAGCCAATTCATAAAGCTCTTGTTGATAGAACTCTGTGACAAGATCACATTCCACTTCTGTCAAATCGCGATCCCATCCTTTGTGAAAAGCGGAATCGACATATGCATTGGCGGTTCCAGAGTTAATGATAATTACTTCCTCTAAATCACTAAACTTGATTGTGGTTTCTGTATTAATACTCATGTTGTGTTTATAAATGAGAACGACCCGACACTGAATCTTAGCACACCCCCATTGCCTGTCAAATAAGTATTTTTGACCATTTTCGATACCTAATCGATAGTTTCCCGTTTTGGGCTCCCCGAATCCGAAAACTATAAAAACCCTATTGTATTACTACAACAGGGCTATTGTATTACTACTATTTCAAGAAAAGTACTTAATCGTTGAAGTATTTACTTGAACGCCCTTTCGTAGCTTGTTTTTGACACTAACCAAACGAGTTAAGCGTTCGTTCCAAAACTCTAAGCTTTCACGATTAAAAGTAGCGGCGGCACTATAGTAATTGACTCGGCCAGTTAAAAACTCGATGTCCTTGTTGATAGAACAAAACAAGCCAAAGCTTTCATCCCAATTCAGGAATTCGGGTTGCGTTTCCGTTTCGTTTTCTTCGATAGTTTCGATCATATTGTTTATAAATAAGTATTAACTTACGATAAGACCTTAACATAACCACACAGGATGTCAAAATTTATTTTTGATCAATTTACATACCTAAACCATAGTTTCCACATCTGGGCTCCCCAGATCCAAAAACTATGAAAAACCCCCGCTATAGTAGTATAACGGGGGCTTTATTTGTTATTTATTTAAATAATATTTAAAAGACTTCGTTGCAAGCTGAATCATTTTGTTCTGTTCTGATATCAGCAACAGAATGAAATACTTCTAAAGCATCTTCCCAAGTTGGCAAATTAGAAATAAACCTATCCCAATCTTCTTTACCATAACATTCAACATAGACTTGATAACCATATCCTTTATTATAATTATCTTCCGCCAGTTGCTTCAGTTGCTCAATCCATTTTGATTTATCCATAGGGTGCCAAGGTAGCAGAGAGCGAGAAAGAGTCAATGACTTTTTTTGTATTTCATAGTTTTTCTTTGTTGGCACCCCAGAAGCGAAAACTATGGTGGAGCATAGATGGGGAACCGTGTCAAGGACTTTTATTTGCCTTTTATTTGGATAATTTTTTGACAACTGCCGCCAGTCTGATACCGTAGGGACGATGAAACTAAAAACCTCTTGCAACGTTGAAAAGACCTTCACCTTGGAAGTCTTCCTTGAGTCGCGCAACGATGAGATTGAAATTGAAGTCACGATTGGGTTTGAATGGCAAAGCACCGGAATCGGTGCTTACGAGTACTGGGGACGCACGGGATACGATGCAGGGATCAAGTACCTTGAGCCTTTTGAGACTATCTGGGACTCCGCAGGATTCACTCCAGAGGAGATCAAGGAGATCGAAAAGGAGATATTCGCAAGCTACGACAGGTGGAGCAAGGAAGCGGAGGAAGATTGCGCGAACGATCACTTTTGATTAATTAAGAACCCGCCTTCGGGCGGGTTTCATAGTTTCCCGAATTGGGCTGTCCGAATCCGAAAACTATGCTGAGAGCATAGGTGACAAACCCTGTCAAGTACTTTATTTGCACTTTATTTGCGTCAAATTGGAATATTTTTTGACAACCGCCAGCGATCTGATAACTTGTCCCCGTCATGAATCAACACCAACACATCGACACCGCCAGCGACCTCCGCGACCTCATCGCCATTGCGCCCACGGAGGAAACTCCCGTCGCCGAAGTCCCCACAACCCAAGTGCAAGTCAGTCAAGACATTTTTCTGGAAATGCGCGTCCAGCTTATGGCCTATCGCTCCGACGTTCGCTACTTCATGAACGGCATCATCGGCGAAGAAGAGAAGAAGAAAACCATTGACAAGTTGAACCAAGTCCTTGACGACTCGGCTTGGGGAAAAGTCAAGATGATTTACTGAAAAAACACAGCCCCGCTTCGGCGGGGTTTTATAGTTTCCCGATCTGGGCTCCCCAAAAGAAAAAACTATCGACCCCTTGACTCCTCAATCAAATCTGCTATCTTCTTCGCATGAAAAACAGATTATTTGCTTCAGAAATTTATAATCTTCAAGTTGGTTCTATCAATGTCTCTGTTTCAGTCAAGTTTAATAATCAATTAGAAGTTATTGATTTCTCATGGGATTGTGATAATAAATATTCTCTCCCTAATAAAGAAATAGACAGAATCG